CCTGCAGTTGTGGGCTGAATAGCCCATACGTCTCTCAACCCCGTATGCTAAAATTCTGACGCTTAGGGTGTTTTTTCTTCCTTTCCTGTAGCAAAAGCGGCGGAAATTCGTTACTCCACGACAGAGATTTCCTCCACTCAAATCCCTTTGCCCGGATGGTGAAATAGGTAGACACAACGGACTTAAAATCCGTCGGGCTTAATCGCCCATGCCGGTTCGATTCCGGCTCCGGGCACCATAGTTACTCAATAGAATCCTACACTTACACTTCTTCCAAGACCGGAGGACAAGGTGAAGAATAATCACTGTGTCCTCAAATGTACCCAAAAACATCCCCTAAAACCCCACTTCCGCAGAAGCTCCAGGGGTGAAGTATCTCTCCTTAGTTACCTATTAGTTACCCTTAAGTACACTATTCGTCCCCCATAAGTTCCCCTATAGTCCCGCCTGTTTCACCGCACGGCACTCTCATCCACGGCAACACTGGAGTGCCCTTCTTTTGCCTAAATGCTTACGATAAGGATACAATCATGTTAGACGATAAGATTGCGTTACAGAGAGAATTAGAGGAAGAGTCCCTGGGCTTAGGGGTAAAGAAGTACAGAGAGAACTTGATAGAAAGGGGGGAAGATAACTTACCCCCCGGCATGAAACTCCTTAAGGCAGCGATAGGCCCGCTTACGGTTGCTATCCAACAGTGTGTAGAAGAAGGCCTTGAGGGAAAAGCTAGCCGCTCGGTGTCCATAGTTCAGTACCTCAGCCAGTTTGATGCTGATGCTGTTGCATTCATGGCAGCTAAGACAGTGATTCACCACCTCCACGGTTCTCCTACTGTTCAGAAGGTTGCTGTGGAATTGGCCTCCAGGCTTGAGGGAATGCTGAACTTCGACAGGTTAAAGGAGGAGGACCCATACGCCCACAGAAGGCTAATGAAGGTCCTCAAGAATCACCCTGGATTGGGAGCATCTCACCGCCATGTAGTTATCAGAAAGCAACAGAAGTGGGCTGGTGTGGTTAGGATTAAGTGGGGGGTGGGGGAGAAACTAAGGTTGGGAACTCTGCTTGTTAACATGGTGTGCGAAGTTACAGGACTGGCAATGATAGAAAAGAGGGTAGTAGCTGGTGGGAAAACTCCCCAAGTTCTCACTACTACCGAAGCTACACGGCTGTGGTTGGAACAGTCCCATGCGCGGTGTGAGCTATTGTCCCCTTACTACATGCCTATGGTTATCCTCCCGCGCCCCTGGACTGGCCCCTATGGAGGCGGCTACTTGAATTCCAAGTTACGTTATCCACTAATCAAGACTGCTAATAAGAACTATCTGGAGGAGTTGTCTTATATTGACATGCCCATGATATACCGAACCATCAATGCTCTACAGGATACCGCCTGGACCATCAATAAAGCGGTACTGGCTGTGATGCAGAAAGCTTGGGACGGTGGAGGGCGAATAGGGAAGCTCCCGGCTATCCACGATGAACCCATCCCAGCGAAGCCCTACGACAATCCAGATGAGGTTGCCCCGGAGGTAGTAAAGGAGTGGAAGAAGTCCGCAGCAAAGGTACATGACTCAAACTTCCGTACACGTAGCAAGAGGGTCCAGGTGGCCGCTAAGTTGTGGGTTGCTGAACGGTTCGCACAGGAGGAACGCTTCTATTTCCCCTATGCGTTGGACTGGAGGGGCCGTGCTTATCCTGTGTCTGCTGGCATAAATCCACAAGGGGATGACATTGCTAAGTCCCTCCTGAAGTTCGCTGATGGGAAGCCTTTAGGAGAAGCAGGAGCGTACTGGCTGGCCGTCCATGGAGCGGGATGCTTCGGAGTTGACAAAGTGACCTTTGCTGACAGGGTACAGTGGGTAGAGGAACACCATGCGGCAATCATTGATAGCGCTTTGAATCCCCTGGACGGTAAACGTTTCTGGTGCGAAGCCGATAGCCCCTATATGTTCCTTGCCTTCTGCTTTGAGTGGCTCGGGTACAGTATGTCTGGTAACGAGCACGTGTCTCACCTTCAGGTTGCTTTCGATGGCACCTGTAATGGCCTCCAGAACTTCAGTGCAATGCTGAGGGATTCCATAGGAGGCAAGGCTGTTGGCCTAGTGCCTACAGATACACCTCCTGATATCTATACTGAAGTAGCCAAAAGGTCATCTGAGATAATCGCTCAGGATGCACTAGGAGGCTCTACAGTGGCCCAAAGGTGGGAAGGTAAGATAACCCGTAAGCTCACCAAGCGTAACACGATGACAACCCCCTACGGAGTTTCTGAGTACGGTATGAAGGACCAACTCATGAAGGACTTTGACAAGATGATTGAGGATGGAGTGGACTTCGGTTTTCTCCCCAGCCTGGAGGACGCTGGGTATCTAGCAGAGGTCAATTACAGAGCTATTAGTGAAACCGTAGTTGCTGCCAGGGATGCGATGGATTGGTTACAGAAGGCTGCTAAGGTGGCTGCATCAAATAACCTACCAATTTCCTGGGTGACTCCTTCTGGACTGCCTGTACTCCAGTCTTACCGTAAAGTTCTTGGTAAGAGATATGATTTCGATATAGAGGGGAAGCGGTTTCGCATGATGCTTAAAATTGAAGGCGATGAGCTAGACCGGAGGAGGCAGTCGAGCGGAATCAGTCCCAACTTTGTCCACTCACTAGATGCCGCTCATATGATGAGAACCGTGGATTACTGCCTGGATGAAGGGGTGACCTCATTCGCAATGATTCATGACTCATACGGTACCCATGCTGCTGATGCTGATACCCTAGCACAACAACTCAGGCAAGCCTTTGTGGACCAGTACAGTAGCAACGTACTGGAGGACTTCAGAACCCAACTGGTATCCGCATTGCCTCCAGAGTTGGCCGCTAAGGTTCCTCCGATACCGCCGATGGGCACCCTGGAGCTATCCTCTGTATTAGATAGTGAGTATTTCTTCGCCTAATATTCTCTATAACGTAACAATAACGATAGCAACAACTAAGGCCCACCCTGGAGGAATCCTCGGTGGGCTTTTCCTTTGGTACCTCGTCTAAAACCCCACTTCCGCAGACAAAGCGCAACCCACCGATCAACCACTACCAGGACACCGATGGTAACCGACCTCCAACTGTTCATTCGCACCCTGATAACCCTAGCTGCCCTCTCTGTGCCACCACTGGTCCGCACCAGGGAAGAAGCAGCTTTCCTCATGAGGAGACACTTTTTTGGATAAACAAAAGTTGTACTCGATTCACCCCCAGTCAGCAGTCACCGCAGCATATCAAGCAGTAAGCAGCCTCCAGGACTTCCCACCTCATGAGCAACTGGCCGGTGTCTCGCTATTGCTCTACATGATGGCCCACAACACCAACTCAGATATATCCCAACTGCTTAACGCCTCAGAGCGTATAGCTGTGGATGCTGATTCCAACTACACGACAACCATACGTGCCCTCAGGGAGTACGTGAGGGACCAACTTAAAGGATAACCACCATGAGCCACATTGATTGGCTGTTAGTTCGCGCTGGCCTCTATTGGGGCGTAGGCCAACCCCTTCCTCTCGACCTGTTCGCTGAAATGAATCAGGCCGGGGTGGATGTAGACGCTGAAGAAAGACTGTTCAACCTCATGAACCAATACGACTAAAGGAACCCATGGCAGAGAAGAGAAAGTCCCTAACCAAATTCATTACCCCCAAAGGCGTAGCCGTATACCCCCGCCTGAACACCCCTGACACCAAGTTCAAGACCGAGGGGGAATACTCCGCAAAGATTCGCCTGAGTGAGGAAGATGCAGCACCCCTCATAGCCAAGATTGAGGAAGCCATTGCGGAAACCTACAAGGCTGAACAGGACCGCCTGATTGCAGCCGGTAAGAAAGCAGCAGCCAAGACCCTGAAGTACGCCGATAAGCCCTACAAGAATGTCCTGGATGGGGAAGGTGAGGAAACTGGTGAAGTTGAGTTCAATATCAAAATGAAGGCTCAGTACACCAAGAAGGATGGAACAGTGGTCAAGCTGGAACCCAAGCTGTTTGATGCTGCTACCCCTCCCAATCCCCTCCCAAAGTCCACTCAGATATGGGGTGGTTCACTCATCAAGGTAGCCGGTGAGTTCAACCCATTCGCTACAGCCATTGGTGTGGGCATGTCCCTCCGCTTGAGCGCCGTTCAGGTTATCAAGCTGGTGTCTGGTGGTTCAGGCGGTGATGCCTCTAGCTATGGCTTTGGTGGTGAAGAGGATGGATTCGTGGCTGAAGGCTCAGAGTTCAGCAGCACCGAGGATTCCACTACTGAGGAACCTGAAGGCGACGAGGACTTCTAATTGGCACTAAGCCAGAAGCAAGCGGGACTGAAGCACGGGTTCCGCTCCGGGCTGGAGGAGAAGGTAGCAGAACAACTTAAGGAAGCAGGGATAAGCGTAGCCTACGAGTCAATCAAGATTCCCTACACGTCCCCCGAGACTCCCCATAAGTATTGCCCCGACTTCCCCTTAGGCAATGGAATCATCATAGAAACCAAAGGTAGATTCCTCCCGGCTGACCGCAAGAAACACCTCCTCATCAAAGCACAGCACCCTGAGTTAGACATCCGGTTCGTATTCACCCGCAGCAAGGCAACCATCTCTAAGACCAGCAAGACCACTTATGGTGACTGGTGCTCCAAACACGGGTTCCTTTACGCTGATAAATTGATACCTGCTGGGTGGCTCAAGGAATCTAAACCTACAACTACAAGGAAACCTACATGAAAATTAACCAAGCCCTTGTTCCCTTCAAGCCTGTAACCATCACGTTTGAAACACAAGAGGAACTCAAGAATTTTGTGGACTATGTGGGAGAAGTGCATGAAAGTGAATCAGGAGTTCCCTTCTTAGTTTGGGATGAACTCCACGACATAGCTTATGGCCTCACTCTCTGCTGAGTCCGTCAAGTTCCTCATCATCCACTCTTCGCTCACCTCCAGTACCCAAGCAGTAACCCTCAAGGACCTAGAACGTAAACATCGGATGGCCGGGAAGCTATCCATTGGGTACCACTTTGTCATCACTAGGGGTGGCGTACTGGAGACTGGTAGGCCCCTCACACAGGTGGGCCAGCACACCCCAGGGCACAACCAGCATTCGATTGGGATATGCCTGATAGGTGGCGTGGATAAGAAGGGGAACCCACAGGACAACTATACCCCCCAGCAGTACAAGACTCTTGAGTACCTCCTGGCTAACCTCAGCTTCAAGTTCCCCAAAGCGGTAGCTGTAGGGCACAACCACGTTAGCCCAAGCAATCCCTGCCCCTGCTTCCCCGTGATGCAGTGGCTGAGGACTAGAGGACTCGATCACCTAAACCCAAACTAATAGGAGCATCACCATGATTCTTCCCTCAACAGGGCGCTTCACTATTCAGCTTGAGAACCGCGCCTCACAAGTAATACTGCTGGAGGCACTTGAAGGGTACGCAAGGTACGCCCAGGAAAAGCTAGGCCATTCTATCAACTCATCTGTTCTGAACCCTATACGGGATGAACTGAAGAAGCACTTAAAGGGGGAATAATCATGAAACGTACCGGCACAACTCAACGCGCAGCAATCAAGAAGTTCCTTGAGGATGGCTTCTCGTTAACCGCCCTGGAAGCCCTCTCGCTCTTCGGTGCATACCGATTGGCTGCACATATCGAAGTCCTCCGTAACAAGCATGGGATGCCAATCGTGACCCATATGTGCGTGGATGTGACTGGCCGGACCTATGCCAGATACTCACTGCCCTCGCTTACTACATACCCCGCATATCTGAACGATGCCAGCCGCCAAATGGAGATTGCCTACCATGCGTAACCACGTAATGCGTCACGCTTTTGAAGCCTTACCACAATCCGTCCTGTCCACCAATGTGGGACGTATGGTATTCCGTTCATTGCAACGGAGTGTTAACAACAATAAGGGGAACCGGAAGGGGACCAGTAAGGGAGGCAGCAAGTGATGCTGGATGAACTGGTTACAGATAATAGATGTAGCTGCATTGTTGAACAGGATGGGACCACTGTAAACATCATCATTTATTCCAAGTTCAACTGGTGGCCTGAGGATATCAAGAAGCTCCGCAAGTACCTGAAGAAGGTAGAGCAAGAGCTTGAACTCTACCAGGAGTAACGAAGAGTCCGAGTTTCTCCACCACATCCCTTGTGAGAAGTGCGGGTCCACTGATGCTAACTCACTGTACTCCGACAACCACCAATACTGCTTTGCCTGTAACACACGGGTGGGTGGGACTGGTGGTTCCCCCACTAGATCAACTAAGAGAGGCTCTATGGATTTACTAGCAGGAGAAGTATTGCCCCTCAACAAGCGGGGTATCACCCAGGAAACGTGCCAGAAGTTTGGGTACATGGTGGGGGAGTACAAGGGTGCCAAGGCACAGATAGCCCCCTACTACCGGGACGGTGTGATGGTGGCTCAGAAGGTCCGGGATGCCAATAAGAACTTCAAGACCCTCGGGGACATGAAGGGGGTTGAACTCTTCGGTCAACACCTGTGGAGAGATGGAGGTAAGAAGGTGGTCATCACCGAGGGTGAGATAGATGCCCTCTCGGTGTCCCAATTGCAACAGAACAAGTGGCCTGTGGTGTCCATACCCAATGGCTCAACGGGTGCCAAGAAAGCAATACAGAATAACCTGGAGTGGCTGGAGAGGTTCGATCAAGTAGTTCTCATGTTCGATATGGATGAACCTGGGAAAGCTGCTGTTGCCGAATGCGCCCCACTGTTCTCTCCCGGACGATGCGCTGTGGCTACCCTACCCCTCAAGGATGCCAATGAGATGCTGGTGGCCGGGAGAGGGGCAGAGGTAATAGATGCAATATGGGGTGCCAAGGTGTACCGGCCTGACTCAGTACTCTCCGTGATGGATGCCTATGAGTCAGCCACAGCCGTGCCCACCATGGGTACCCCGTGGCCGTGGCCCAGCCTGAATCCCCTTACCTTTGGAATCCACAGCAAGACCAGCTACTACCTGGGTGCTGGGGTTGGCATAGGCAAGACCAATTGGGCAAAGGAACTCCAGTCCTGGCTGGTCAATGTGCAGCACCTCTCCGTGGGGGTGTTCATGCTGGAGGAATCCGTAGGGAAAACCCTGAAGGGAATAGCTGGGAAGTTCGTAGGGAAACCGTTTCATAAACCAGACGGAAAATTCTCTGAGGAAGAACTGAGGGAAGCTATCGCCTCACTGGATGGGAAGGTGTTTCTCTACAACCACCCCACCTCAGGTACCACCTGGGATTCCATTAAGCCAGCCATGAGGTACATGGTGGTGTCCTGTGGGGCGCGGCACATCTTCCTGGATAACCTGACTGTAATGGTAGCCCACTTGTCCTCTTCTGAGGCCAATGATGAGGTCAACAGGATAGCCAAGGACATCTCAGCAATGATGCAGGAGTTGGACTTCACCTTGTACGGCTTCTCCCACCTGAATCCTCCGTCCAATGGGGCACCGCATGAACGTGGAGGGAAGGTACTGGAGTCACAGTTCACAGGCTCCCGTGCCCTCATGCGCTTTGGCAATTACATGTTCGGCCTGGAGAGGAACAAGGACCCGGACCTTACTGAACGCGAAAGGAACCTAGCGGAACTGGTGCTGTTGAAGGACCGTGAGTATGGAAGCGTGGGAAGGATACCGATTAGGTACTACCCAGAGACTGACAAGTTCCTGGAGCCTGACCCATTCGATGAACCTAATGAACAACCAACTGAAGGAAGGAGTGATTTCTAATGAGTAAACCACACGTACACGCTGAGGTTATCAAAGCGTGGGCTGATGGGAAAACTATTCAGACCAAGATAGGACTGATGTGGATAGACATGCGTGAGAGGAACTGCCCCACTTGGGCCAACCATGAGTACCGAGTCAAGCCGGAAACCATACGGTATCGGGTGGCTCTGTTTAAGCCCGATGATAGGTACCCAGCACCTTATACCACCAGTATCTTTACCACCGAGAAGATGGCCCACATAGCTGAGCATGGCTCTCCCTACTTTGTCCGCTGGCTCACCGATTGGACCGAGGTGGAAATCTAAGATGCCACACTACCGCAGCATGACACGTGCAGCCCGTCTAGGGGTTGCCCTTGGGCTTACCTTCATGATGAGTGGTTGTTTCGCCCTAGGGATATCCTAATGGCTAAGTATAGAGTTGTGGAGAAGCCTCTATCAATATCAGGGAACAAGTACTTCTACGTTATAGAACAGCTTGATTCTTCTCTCTGGTTTGGGGGCTGGGAGATGGTAGGCACTACTAACACCTTAGAGGACGCCAAAGCCTACGTGGACAGGATGTCTAATACGGGTGGAGTGGTGTACGAAGTATGACTCTTGAACTCATCTATTTATACGGGGTCTACATTGTGCATCCCGTGCTATCATTAGTAGCGTAGGTATTTAAAACAGCTAACCACCAGGAGTAACACCATGAAACTCGTACTGATAATTTCCCTGTTCCTCTTCTCCTCCCTGTCCTTCGCACAGACCAATTGCACCAAGTATATCGGTGGGGTAATAAGCTGTACGGGTCCTGGTGGTTACCAATTGGAAGCCCGAGAGCACGTTAATGGACAGGCCTCCTACTACGATAACCGGGGTAATGTGGGGACAGTGAACCAGCATCCTCAAGGTGGGGTAAGTATAACGCCCACTCAGGTAGGCAGTTATCCCCCTGGGACAAGCAGCCTTGGTACAGTAGGAGAGAGGAGCATTGGCTACGAGAGGATAGAGTTGTTTAAATAGCGTGTAGCTACAGTAGCACCCAGCAGAGCCGCCCTAATCCGGTGGCTTTTCTTTTGCCTAAATACATTCGACAGCGTAGTAACGCTTAATAACGTAACGATTATTACATCCACTCTAAGGGAGGGAGATTGCCACTAATAGCTGATATTGAGTCCGATGGGTTACTTAATGAACTCACAAAGATTCACTGCTTAGTCCTGAGGGACACCGAGACAGGTAGGCCGCTTATTTATAGCAGTAACCCAAGGGATGTGCATGGAACTGTAGAGGATGGGGTAAAGGACGTAAGTAGGTTCATCAAACAAGGTGAACTCATCGTAGGCCACAACCTGATTGACTTCGACATCCCCGCACTCCAGAAGATATACCCCTGGTTCCACATCCCCGAGTCCCAAGTAGTTGACACCCTGGTTATGTCCCGCGTGATGTTCCCGGATATGTGGGACACCGATAAGAAGCTCACCAAGACCAAGGGATTCCCCGGAAGGTTAACCAATAAGCACTCCCTGGAAGCCTGGGGTTACCGCCTTGGGTGCCACAAGGGGGAGTACCAGGGGGACACCCGGATAGAGGATGAGGCCGAGAGGAAGCGTAGGAAGTGGGAGAGTTGGAACCCGGACATGGAATCCTACTGTGTCCAGGATACGGCTGTAACCCTCAAGCTGTACCAGAAGTTCCTCAAGATGGAGTACTCCCAGGAATGCCTCAAGTTGGAACACGAGGTCAAGTGGATTATCTCCAAGCAGGAGAAGTATGGGTTCGCATTCGATACCCAGGCCGCTGCCAAGCTGTACTCACACCTCACGGCTGAGAAGCTCAGGCTGGAACAGGAACTCCGCTCCAGTTTCACCCCGAGGTACCTCAAGGATGGAAAGGTTCAGACCCCCAAGCGGGACCTGAAGAACAGGGGGTACATGAAGGATGCCCCGTTCACCAAGGTAGTCCTTACCGAGTTCGCTGCTTCCAACCGGAACCACATTGTCTGGTGGCTGAAGCAGATGTACCGCTGGGAGCCTACTGAGTTTGGGAATGATGGGAACCCTAAGATGGATGAAACCACCCTGGCTTCCCTGAAGTATCCCGAGGTGAAGGCCCTCCAGATGTATCTGATGGTTGACAAGAGGATAGGCCAACTTTCCACTGGACCTGAGGGATGGCTGAGGCATGAGAGGAACGGAAGGTTGCATGGACAGGTGAACACTGGCGGTACAGTTACAGGACGAGCCTCCCACTCCAAGCCGAACATGGGACAGGTCCCCGCAGTGTACTCCCCGTATGGCAAGGAGTGTCGCGCACTGTACACAGCCAGTAAAGGTAGGGTCCTCATGGGGGCTGACCAATCTGGTGTGGAACTTAGGTGTCTCGCTCACTACATGGCACGGTGGGACAAAGGTGAGTACGCTCAGATTATCCTGAAGGGGGACATCCACACAGCCAATCAGAAGGCTGCTGGGTTACCCACTAGGGACATGGCTAAGACCTTCATCTACGCCTTCCTCTATGGGGCTGGTAACGCAAAGATAGGCTCCATAGTCAACAAGGGGGCACAGGAAGGTGGACGGCTGAAGGAAGCCTTCCTCCGCAAGACTCCAGCCCTAGGCTCCTTGGTTAAAGCAGTAGCCGCAGCAGCCAAGACCAAGGGTTACCTAGTGGGCCTGGACGGTAGACACATCCATGTCCGCTCCGCTCATGCAGCACTCAACTCACTCCTCCAATCCGCTGGTGCAGTCCTAGCCAAGAAGTCCATGGTCATCATGAGGGAACTTATGGAGAAGCATGGGTTGACTGGCCGTGCCCAACAGGTCGCATGGGTGCACGATGAGCATCAATGGGACTGTGACCCCGAGGTAGCCGAACAGGTAGGGAAGCTGCAAGTGGAAGCCTACAGGCTAGCTGGAGAGCACTACAACTTCCGCATTCCGATAGATGGTGAATTCAAAGTGGGACCCAATTGGGCCGCTACACATTAGGAGGTAACAAGATGTTGCTGAACAACTTTATCAACTGGTGGAACCGTAGGCCCGAGACATTACCAGCCAGTCTTTCAGTGGACCACAACCTGTACGAGGTGGTTTACACAGCCTGGGCTGGTGGGTTCACAGTGGCTTCTGACATGGCCCGGAGGTCTGCCAGCTATGTAGCAATAGCAGCCTCCTGTGGGTATATCACTACGCGGGATGCGGATAACTCTTTTGGGCGCAACTGGTATGTGACCCCTGAGGGTATCCAGTTCTTACACAAATATTGGGAGGTACGGCTGTAATGGGAATACATAAACAGTACCTCCTCACTTCTCAATCTGCGTGAGGAAATGTAAGAAGTGTGGGGGAATAAAAGAGTTAACAGAGTTTGTCCCCCATCCGACTGGATATACCCACACTTGTAAGAAGTGTGCGGCATCGTTCTCTAGGGAGTGGCATAAGGAAAACAAGGAGCGCCGCCAAAGGGTAAGTAAGGAAAGACGGCAAACTCCTTACGGTAAAGCGGTAGTTTTATTAGGTGCAATGCGTTCCACTTGTGTGAGATTAGGTTTCGCACCTCCTGAGTTCACCGCCCTAGATATTGAGAAAAGGATAACAAACGGCTCTTGTGACCAAACAGGTATTCCGTTTGATTTAACGCACTCCGGTCCCTCCCGCCGTAATCCCTTTGCTCCTTCGCCTGATCGGATTAACCCCAAGGAAGGCTACACAAAGACTAACGTCCAGTGGGTCTGCTGGATATACAACATCATGAAGTGTGATTTTACACCGGAGGATATAGTGAAATTTATTCAAGGACTTATACGGAGGCATTGTGGTAACAGTCCTCCTGGATAGTGATATTGTCGCATACACCTTCGCCTCAGCAGCCCAAGAGTCCTACAACTTCGGGGATACCGGGGTGTACCAGCACGTCCAGGAGTTTGACAGTGTGGTGCCCAAGGTGGAGAAGTGGATAGATGACTTGATGCACAAGCTCAACGCACTGGAGCTAATAGTCTGCCTATCGGTGCCCACCTCAGAAGGCTTCCGCGTCAAGGTACTCCCCAGCTACAAGGGGAACCGCACCTCAGCCAAACCAGTTCTACTCCAACAGGTGAAGGACTGGCTGGCCTCAGTGTACCCATCTTTTATTAGACCTGGACTAGAGGCTGATGATGTGATGGGAATCCTCAGTACCCACCCCAAGCTGGTCAAGGGGACAAAGGTTATTGTCTCCGAGGACAAGGACATGCAGCAGATACCGGGGCTTCTGTTCAACCCGAGGAAGCACAAGAAGCCTGTGCGTATCTCCGAAGAGCAAGCCAACTTCTACCACATGTATCAGACGCTCATAGGGGATACCACTGATGGATACAAGGGGTGTCCTGGGATTGGTCCGGTTAAGGCGAATTCAATACTAGGGTGCGCTGAGTCTAGCCTGGAGGATTACTGGCCGTGGGTGGTGGAAACCTACGAGTCCAAAGGCCTCACCGAGGAGGACGCATTGGTTCAAGCAAGGGTGGCCCGGATATGCCGCTGGACGGATTACGATTATTCAAACAAGAGAGTGAAACTATGGACACCGCAGTGAATGGAATCAAGAGTTACCCGTTGGATGTAGCTGAGGAAATGGAACTTTTCCTTAAGGACCTTGCTATATGTGCAGAAGAGATGTGGATACAGAATGAAGCATCAAGAATCCTAAAGGAACTCAATGGTTAACCGAGACTGTTCCACCTGTATCCACCACGAGCAGGGGGAACCCATTAACCCCTTCTGTATGTCCTGCTTGATGGACCCGGAGTTACCCCGGTGGGCACCCGATGTGGAGGCGTACTTGGTTGCCATAGATGAACGCCATGAGGATGAACCAAGGGGCATGTTCTTCCCCCCGGAGTCCCTTAGCCAGTCCCGCAAGGAGTCCCTTCTGGAGGCCACCCTGAATACCCTCAGCGGCTTCATCCTGTCCTACCTAGTGTGGATGCTGGTAGCTGCCCCACTGTTCAACATTCCGGTTAACCACACGGAAACCTTCTGGATAACCTGTCTGTTTACCGTGGTGTCCGTGGCGAGGAGCTACGTGTGGAGGAGGCTGTTTAACAATAAGTTCTTCGGGAGGAATACATGAATAGTGATCCATGCTGGTGTGAGGGAATGAGAGAGGCAGAGATAATCAGATTGTCTGGATTAGTGATAGCACTCACCTGGCTGGACTTACCTACCTCCAGTCCAGAGGAGTTGAAGCGTATACAAGCTATGGTAAGAACAACAGTTAAGGAGATACCGTGGTTAGCAATAGTGCAGAAATGAGGGCAGTACACAAGGATGATGGTAAGCCCCACCTCAGCTTGATAGACCCCCTGTTCATCCGTGAGGTAGGCAAGGCCCTCACCATCCCCACGGTAAGCGGCAAGTACGCACCCCACAACTGGAGGAATGGAATAGAGATATCCAGGCTCCTGAACTCCACCCTTCGCCACATCAATGACTTCAACGATGGGGTGGATAACGATGTGGAAACCGGGGTGTCACATCTAGCTCACGCTGCATGTAACCTCATGTTTGCCCTGAGGATGATGCAGGATAGGCCAGATATGGATGATAGGTATAAGCCGCAGCCCAAGACCAAGACTATTCGTGTAACCCCGTGGGAGGATGACCGGACTGAGGTGAACAAGATGTTTGACATGCGCCCCGATATGCTTCCTGTTATTGAGTCAGGTAATAGGTATGTGAGGTGCCCTACAGGTTACCGCTATGACCCCCGGTGGGGTGCCTGTGTATTAGATATTAAGTAATTCCTCTATTTCCCCTTTGTCTCCAAAGACTTAGGGGATTTTTTCCCATCTATAACCCCACTTCCGCAGAAGCCCTACCCTAAGGTTACCTATAAGTTAACTCTATGTCCCTAGAACAAGACCAGCAGAATAAAGTAGGTGTGCTCCTCTCCCTTGAACTCCTCCAGGCAATAGAAGAACTCTTCCCCCTCAGGCCCCCACAGTTAACCGATAGTGACCGGGAGATATGGTTCAAGGCTGGGCAGTACCGTGTGGTAGAGGTACTCAGGGCCAAGTTTGAGGAAGCCAACGACAACCCCCTATCCCAAGCTCTCCTCTAATAACCATGTGCTACTCCAATCCAGACCTACTCAAGGGTCACCCAGCAGAGGGAATCAAGTACCTCCCTCAGTTCGGTAACGCATTCGCTAAGGCCAAGGTGGCCTCACCAGTTACCCCCAGTGGTGCCCCCACCCCCGCAGCAGCCGCAGTCAATGACCCCATTAAGTCAGTCACCCGTAGACGGCAAGGGTTACAGATAGGCTCCTCCTCTGGTGGCTCCGGCCTGAACATCCCCCTCTAACAGGACACATCAATAGTGTGCTTTGCCCCTAAGACCCCTAAACTCCCCCCGGTTCCTGAAGTCAAGGATGAACCTGTAGTCCCCATGCAGTCCCCTGAGGCCCCTAGTACAACTACAGGTGCCCTCCGTAAGGCACGTGCTGGCCGTGGTGGACTGAAGATTGACCTCACCTCTACCGCTACTGGTGGTGGCACAGGGCTGAACATCCCCTTATGATACCCACCCCCTACGCCCAGGGGGAACTCAAGAGTCGCTACAGTAAGTATGAGGTAAACAAGCTCCCCTATCTGGAGAGAGCTAGGGAATGTTCCAAGCTCACCATCCCCTCGCTGGTTCCCCCTCAGTCCTCCTCAGGCTCCACCAAGTTCCCCACCCCGTATCAATCGCTCGGTGCCCGTGGCACTAACAACCTAGCCAGTAAACTCCTCCTCACCCTGCTTCCCCCCAATAGTCCCTTCTTCAAGTTGGCGATTGATGACTACATGCTCCAGAAGATGACTGGCCGTGAAGGAATGAGGGCACAGGTAGAGGAAGCCTTCAGCAGCATGGAACGCTCAGTCATGAATGAGATTGAGACTACTGCTATCCGGCCTGGGGTCTTTGAAGGGCTGAAGCACCTGATAGTCTCAGGCAATGTCCTCCTCCACCTGAACCCCGCTGGCGGCATGAAGGTGTTTCCACTGGACCGCTATGTGTGCAAGAGGGACCCCATGGGTAACCTCCTGGAAACCATCACGCGGGAGAGCATATCCCCCATGGAACTCCCCCAGGAGGTCCGGGACTTGGTACGCAGAAGCAGAGATGATAGTAAGTCCGAGTTGGATGATAACTATGAACTCTACACCTGTGTTCGCCGTGCCCCTGACAAGTGGGAAGTATGGCAAGAGGTAGAAGGTATTGAAATCCCAGGCTCCCGTGGGTCCTATCCCAAGGACAAGTCAGAGTGGATATGCCTCAGGTTCATCTCAGTTGCCGGTGAGGACTATGGCCGTGGCTACGTGGAGGAATACCTTGGTGACCTGAAGTCCCTTGAGGGACTCTCCAAGGCTATCGTGCAAGGCACCGCCGCGATGTCCAAGGTAGTGTTCCTGTTGAAACCAGCAGCCACCACCAAGCCAGCAGCTATAGCAAAGGCAGAGAGTGGAGACATTATTACAGGCAGTCTTGATGATGTTGGTGCACTCCAGGTAGACAAACATGCTGACTTCACGGTAGCAGCCAATACCATCAATGGCTTCAAGGAGTCCCTCTCCTACGCCTTCCTGCTTAACTCCAGTATCCAACGCAATGGGGAACGAGTAACAGCAGAAGAGATTAGGTACATGGCTAATGAGCTAGAGACTGCCTTAGGTGGAATCTACTCGACCCTCTCCCAAGAGTTCCAGTTACCCCTGGTCATCGTCCTGATGCACCGCATGGAACGCCAAGGGAAACTCCCACCGCTTCCCAAGGGTGTAGTCCGTCCCATGATTACCACTGGTGTAGAAGCCATAGGCCGTGGGCAAGACCTCACCAAACTCGCTGGGTTCCTCCAGGACATCTCCCCGCTGGGACCTGAGGCTATCAATATGTACCTCAATGTGGGCGACTTCATTAAACGCTGTGGCGTAGGCCGTGGCATAGACATGAAGGGCCTAGTCAACAGTGAGGACCAAGTAGCCCAGCAACAGCAGCAAGCTCAGATGCAGCAGATGGTGCAACAGCTAGGCCCCAATGCGATTAACCAGATGGGTGGTCTAGCCAAGGAAGGCATGGCTCAACAAGCTCAACCAACACAAGGATAACTCAATTGGCGAATGCAATTCCCGTTCATTCCTCTTCAAAGAAAGGTAAAGCAAATGAAAGCAAAGATAGTCAACCTGTTCAATCAAGTGAAAGCGATGTTCCAGCAAGTACTGGACAACCTGAGGTCAATGTTCCATCGGCTCCCTTAGGAGTCAAGCTATCTTCCCACGAAGCCTGGAGACAGGATAACTAATGGCCGCTGAAGAGAAAGTAGCAGCACCCGCCCCCGGTACCCCTGAGTACGATGCGGCAATGGTTGCCAAGTTTGAGGGGTACACCAAGACTGAACTTGAAGATGCCCACTTAGACGAAACACCCCCAGCCGCAGCCACTAGACCCGAGCATATCCCCGAGAAGTTTTGGGATGGTGAGAAGGGTGAGGTACGCCTGGATGCACTGGTAAAGTCCTATAGTGAATTGGAGAAGTCCCGTGCTACCAAGGTTACCCCCGCTGAGAAAGCAGAGGGAACTGGTGGGGCTGATAAGGCTACCCCTGAGGTAACTGATGCTGATGCAGCCAAGGCCGCTGTAGCTGAAGTTGGTCTGGACTATGAGGCCATGCGTGCTGAGTTCCTTGAGCTTGGTACGCTGTCTGAGGAAACCTATAAGACCCTTGAAGCCAAGGGAATCCCTCAAACCATGGTGGATGCCTACATCGCTGGTCAACAAGCTCTAGCCGCACAGTGGGACAACACTGGTTATGAAGTGGCTGGAGGCAAGGAAGCCTTCCAGCAGATGGCTGCGTGGGCTGCTACCGCTTTAACGGCTCAGGAAGCCAAAGCTCTCAATGAAGCCTTCAGCGGTAAAGATACCAACGTGGACAAGATGAAGCTGGCTGTAGCTGGCCTCCGCGCCAAGTATGAAGCAGCCAATGGGAAAGCCCCTTCACTCTTAGGTGGAACCCCAGCCAGTAGCAACCAAGGTTACCAAAGCCGTGCTCAGATGACCGCTGACATGAAGGACCCGAAGTACAGCAAGGACCCAGCCTTCCGCCAAATGGTAGAGAACAAGCTGGCCGCAACCACAGCGTTTTAATTATCTCCGCAGTACCCCTCTCCCAATAGCGTCGAGCACATACGAGCGCAACACCTTTTAGGGAGAGGACCCCATCTCACCCTCACAAGCAAAGCACTATTACCCCCTGGCTCCTCTGAGGAGGACAACCCTGTGCAACGTGTAGAGCAACCTGAAGTGAACCCCACAATGGCACTCCCTGTGCCTCTATTCATTTCACTCTAACTTGGAAGTAAAGCCAAATGGCAAATGCAACAGCCCACCGCGTAGGTGCGGTAAATGGCGGTTCAGATAAGACAGAACTGTTCATGAAGGTCTACGGCGGTGAAGTTCTGACCGCCTTTGAGGAAGCCAACAAGACCCTCGACAAGCAAACGATTCGTAACATTAGCTCCGGTAAGAGCGCACAGTTCAATTAAGGACTCACTGAGTAGAAACACTCAGCAGTAAACTTTGTGAAAACGGTGAACCTCTCGCTGACCTCTCCATGGGTCTTGAGACAATACCGTGCCAAGCCTGTGTATCAGCACAGGAAGGTGTAACGACTATTCCGAAAGGAAGTACACCCAAGTGGGTGGAAGTGCAAAGCTCCTCCTCAGATACCCTCCAAACGAGCGGAGAGTATTATCAAACAGTGTTCCATTTGTAGGGAACACAAGCCGCTGGATCAGTTTAATAAACAGGCCAAATCAATAACAGGCTACCAAGCCTACTGTAGGCCGTGCCAAGCTGAACACAAGATGATGTACCGATATGGTGTATCACGCGGTAATTACCATTCCCTACTGATTAAGCAGAAACACAGATGTGCAATCTGTGAAACCCATATAAATAGTATCCAGCACAAATCCTTCTCCACACTGGTGGTCGATCATGACCATAAGACAGGAGAGGTAAGAGGCTTACTTTGTAATGCCTGTAACGTACTTCTTGGTCAAGCCAAGGATGACATTAGGATTCTGGAAAGAGCAATTGGGTATCTGAGAGGATGAAGAGATAGTCTGATCTACGCGGTGACGTGTAGCAGTACGTAAAGTACGGCATAGGATTAACGACCTTATGTGAACATTAATGCCCCCTAACATGGAAACTCAACGCCAACTACCACACCCCCGGTACTGAACTGGTAGGTCAAACCAGCAACAACGCTGAGAAGGTTATCACCATTGATGACCAATTGATTTCCGATGTGTTCATCCCGAACATTGACGAAGCAATGACCCACTTCGATTACCGCTCGGAATACAGCAAGCAAGCTGGCCTGTCCCTGGCATACGCCTGGGATAAGAACTCCCTGCAAACTGGTGTCCTGGCTTCCCGTGCTTCTACTGCTGTTACCGGTGGTAATGGCGGGTCCGTTCTAACCTCTTTGACCACGTTGTATCGCACTTCCGCAACCGACTTGGCCGCTGGTATTTATGCTGCTGCCTTGGCGATGGATGAGAAGGATATCCCGGATGAAGAAGGTGGGATGCCCCGCTGGGCCTTCCTCCGCCCCGCTCAGTATTCCTTGCTGGCGCAAAAGACCGACCTCTACAACACACAAACGGCTGCTGGCAATGGTAACTACGCTGATGGCAAGGTACTCCGTATTGGTGGTGTGATTCTGGTTAAGACCAATCACCTCCCCATCACGAACATTGCTACTGGACCTGCCAAGTACCAAGGCGACTTCAGCAAGGTTGCTTGCTTGGTCATGAACAGCAAGGCAGTGGGTACCGTGAAGTTGATGGATTTGGCTACGGAATCTCAATGGGATATTCGCCGCCAAGGAACCCTGATACTGGCGAAGTACGCGATAGGGCAAGGTGTGCTTCGCGCTGACTGTGCCGTATCTCTGGTAACCACATCGTAGTAGCTTACCTAAGTAGAAACAACTAGTTACACCCATTGGGGGACCCTCAGGAAAACTGTAGGTCCCCCTTTTCGCTACCCCATTCCCATACCCCTCCATCACTATGTCCTCAGTCTCACTCACTACAGAGCTAGAAGCGATTAACACAATGTTGGATGCAGCCGGTGAGTCCCCGGTAAGCTCCCTGGATTCCTCCGGTTTAGCAGATGTAGCTGAGGCCAAGAAGCTGCTGGATGAACAGTGTCGCCTAGTCCAGACCGCTGGCTACGCCTTCAATACCGAATATGAATACCCATTGGTCCCTGATACCGATGGCACCATCAAGCTCCCCACCAATACCCTACAGGTAGACATTGACCGCACCTTCAGTAACGTGGATGCAGTCCAGCGTGGCCTACGCCTGTATGACAGAAAGAACCACACCTATACCTTCACGGAAACCATGACAGGGACCTTCGTGTTCCTCCTGAGTTTCGATGAGTTACCCCAAGCTGCACGGCAATACATCATGGTTAAAGCAGCCCGGATATACCAAGCACGAGTGCTGGGGTCCGATAGCCTCCACAAGTTCTCCGAAGCTGAGGAGTTTGACTGCAAGGTAATCATGGAGTCCGCTGAGAACTCCGCAGCAGATAACAATATGTTGTCTGGTAGTTGGTCCGTGGCTTCCATCCTGGAGCGCTAATGGCCCTGATAAGCGGAACCATACCCAATCTGTTCAATGGAGTCAGCCAGCAGCCAGCCCCCCTCAGGCACCCCTCTCAGGGGGAACTCCAGGAGAACTGCTATCCCTCGATAGCTTCCGGCCTGAGGAAGAGGCCCCCCACTAACCACATAGCCAAGCTCAGGAACACTACCGCTTCCGATGCACACATCCACCTCATCAACCGGGATACCGTGGAGAGATACATCGTGGTCCTCATTGATGGGGACCTGGAGGTGTACGACATCAACGGTGTGCAAAAGACTGTGAACTTCCCGAGTGGTAAGGGATACCTGGATGTGGACCTACCGCGTGAAGACTTCTCCCTGATGACCGTGGCTGACTACACCTTCGTGGTCAACCGCACCATAGTCACAGCCATGGCCGCTGCTGCCTCAGGTGCAACCCTCACAGGCACCGTCCAGAAGTTCTCTGACTTGCCCACCACAGGGTTAGCCACAGGACAGGTCTACAAGATACAGGGGGACAACACCAACCAGTTTGATGACTACTACGTGATTCGTAGTGCCTCAAACGTATGGACCGAAACCCTGGCCCCGAGTACCAAGAAGGGCTTTGATGCAGCCACCATGCCCTACCAGTTGGTACGCAATGGGGATGGAACCTTCACGTTCGATAAGGCCACCTGGGATGAACGGCTGGTGGGTAGTGATACCTCCAACCCTATCCCCTCGTTTATCGGCAAGCCCCTCAATGGAATCTTCTTCCACAGGAACCGGCTGGGGGTAATCGCTGATGAGAACGTGGTGTTGTCCCGTGCTGGGGAGTACTTCAACTTCTGGTCTGAGACAGTAACCGCAGTCCTCGATACGGACCCTATTGATGAAGCTACCAGTCACACCAAGGTATCCATCATCAACCACGTTATCCCCTTCAACAAGGCCCTCCTACTGTTCTCTGACCAGACCCAATTTCAGATTACAGCCGGTGATGTCCTCACCCCCAAGACTGCCAGTTGCCAAGTAGTCACCGAGTTTGAATCCTCTGAGTTCTGCAAGCCGGTATCCCTAGGTAAGACCCTCTACTTCGCTGTGGAGAAGGGAAGCAGCACTGGTATCCGTGAGTACTTCGTGGATGAAACCACCATATCCAATGATGCCGCTGATGTGACCGCCCATGTACCCTCCTATGTGCCCACGGATGTATTCAAGTTAGCAGCCAGTTCCAACGATAACGCAGTAATGGCCCTGACCCTGGAGGAGCGCAATGCAGTGTATGTCTACAAGGTCTACTGGAATGCCACCGAAAAGGTGCAGTCAGCCTGGGGTAAGTTCCTCTTCGATTCCACTGATGTGGTCCTTAACTGTGACTTCATTGGGGCTGATGTCTACTTCGTTATCCAGAGGTCCGATGGGATATTCCTTGAGGTGATGCGGCTCCAGGAGTTCCTGGTGGATTATGGTATGCCCTTCCGTGTCCTACTGGACCGCAAGCAGACCCTCACTGGTGTCTACAACTCGGGCACCAATAAGACCACCTGGACTCTCCCATTCGTGGAGACAGGCTCCATGTCTGTAGTGTTAGGCCCAGCCTTCACCTCAGGCTCAGGGTCCCGGCTGAACACCACCATGCCCACCACTACTACCCTAGTGGCAACTGGTGATTACTCCAGCCACCCCTGCATAGTGGGCCGCAACTACACCCAGCGGTACCGCCTGAGTGAGCAGTACGTGAGAGATGGGAACGGTGGGTCCATAACCAGTGGAGTCCTCAAGCTCCGTAGGATGCACCTGAACTACTCCTCCACGGGGTACTTCAAGGTACAGGTTACACCGAAGGCCCGTGAGACTTACACCTATGAGTTCTCTGGACTCAAGCTGGGTAACCTCAGTGCCCTCATCGGTACACCCTCAATCACCTCAGGCACCTTCACCTTCCCCGTTCGCACCAGCAACCTCGGGGTCACCATTGACATCATCAACGATACCTACCTCCCCTCCATCTTCCAAGCTGCTGAGTGGGATGCAGAGTTCGTAACCAAAGCACAACGGATATGACCTTAGTTTACCGCCAAGCAACCCTGGATGACGCTGTAAGCCTCTCCAGTCGATTAAGACCAGAGGATGTCACAGAGGTATTGCTGGGTTCCGGTAGGCCCGTAGAAGAGGTCCTGGTGGATTCTGTGGGCAGTTCTGAGGTAGCTGAAGCTGCTGTGGTTGATGGTGAGGAAGTAATAGCTATCCGTGGGATATCCAGAGTGGAAACCCTGGGTGTTCCCTGGATGCTGTGCTCCCCCGGTGTCATGCGGTTTACCAAGAGGATGGTGGCCGATGCTATCCCCTGGGTGGCCCACCACGGTCAGAGATACTCAGCACTCATGAACTTCGTACACGCTGAGAACACCACAGCAATCCAATGGCTCAAGCGTATAGGTTTTACCATTGGCCCCTTGTGGCCCGAGTGGGGCGCTGGTAAGGCCCCCTTCTACCAATTCTATAGGCATAACAACAATGTGTGACCCAACCATGGGGCTGATGACAGCCTCCCTGCTTGTTGGTGTGGCCTCCTCGGTGTCCGGCTTTGTCCAGCAAGGACAACAGGCCAAGTCCCAGGCTAGGGCTATGCGGGAAAACTACTCCCAGCAAATGGAAACGTTCCAGGTGCAGCAGGACCAAGTGAACAAGCAAGCGACTGATGAGATGTCCCAACGCGCACGGGAGACACAGATAGAGGCCGCGCGGCTCCGTGTGGCTAATGGTGAATCCGGCTTGTTCGGTAACACCAATGACAGAATCCTGGGGGAGAGCTATTTCAACCTGGGCACTGACATCTCCTCAATAGAGGCTAACCGTGCAGCCCAGCAGAAGCAGCTTATTCAAGAAGCCAAGAGCATCCGTGCCAATAACCAAACGCAAATGAGCCAGATACAACGGCCCAGCCTAATTGGAACCGGCCTTCAGATTGCTGGTGCAGCAGCTAACGCCGGGGCCATGTACAAGGGCCTCAAGGCTCCCCGCAGCAAGACCCTACCTACACAGTAACCCTAAGGATAGTCTCCGATGCCCCGCGAAGTACACACACAGGTTGATACCAGACAAGTCTATCAGCCCATCTCTGCACCACAAGCCCAACAAGTAGTAGCACGTCCTACTGACCAGTTGGCACTGCCTATACAGGACCCTGAACTACTCGGTCTGGTACGGGGGCTATCCTCATTTCACCCCGCCCTCCAGCAGTACGCGATTACCTCAGCCCAAGTGGATGCCAACCGGGACATGAAGGCTGGGGCTGCTGATAGGCAGATGGGGAAAGCCATAGCTAAGGGGTCCTCTGACTGGTACCGCCATTCCTACATGATGCAGGATGGTCAAGTAAAGGGAGACATAGACGGACAAGGACTCCTCCAGGCATATGAAACCGGATTCGATAAGGATACCGGGGATGTTGATGGGTTCATCCGTGAGCACTTCCAGAAGCAGACTGCTGGAATCACAGACCAGTCTTTCCTGGAAGGCTACCACCAGTCCCTAGCTCCACACATTGATGCAATCCGCAATGGGCAACTGAAGTACCAGCAAGCAGCCGTAGTACAGAAGGTGGAAGCCAACGGTCTGTACAAGCTGGATAGTGCTCTCAACAAAGTGGTGGAGGCTGGACAGCCCATCACCGTGGATGTCCTTGAAGCGGCACGTAAGGACTTGGTGGGGAACTTTGAGGGAACCATAAGCAATACTCGCTTCAATGACCTAGCCTTTGCTGCCATAGACAAGCTGGGAAAGCAGGGTAACTACGCGGCCTATGACGTACTCAAGCAGCCGAAGCCCGATGGTACCCCTGGGATGTACTTCATTCCGGGGTGGAAGGAGAAGATTGATGCAGCACAGATTCACTCACAGGCCACCTTTATGAACAACCGTAAGGCCGCTGATGCTGAGGTAAAGAGGCAACGTGAGGATAAGCAGGATGAAGCCCTCTACGAGGTGTTCTCCCAAATGGACACTGACCCTGTAGCAGCCAAGCAGAAGTATGAAACCCTCCGCAGCAGTGGGTTATTCACCAGGGCCTCAGAGTTAATCAATTGGGACACCAAGGTTGCCGCAGCAGGGAAACGGGAAGCCTCTGCCAGTCAGATGGACCTGGAGGTAACCCTTCAGCAGGGTATCTACTCAGGCACCGTAAGGCCCCACGATATTCTCAGGGCTGACATCACCCCGGCTCAGAAGCGGTCCCTGATGAGTGAGTCCTACCGTGTGAAGAATGATGCAAGGCAAGCAGCCGCAGCAGGGCAACGTGCAGAGGATGCTATCTACCGCACCCAGGACTTCAGGTCCAATGAGGACTACATCCAGACAGTGCTGAGGCCCCAGGCTTCCCCACTAGACCCCATGGGAATCGGTACGGAGTTCGCTAGGCAACAACTAGCGGCTGCACGTAGGGAGTTCACAGTAAGGGCCAGAGAGGTTAAGAGTCCCCAGGAACTCTACGGGTTGGCCCAGGAGATATCCCAGCGATTCCTGGATAGAGCCAAGGACCCTCGTATCAATAAGGAACTGAACACAGCCGGTTCCCTCCGTTACTCCACTCTGGAAGAACTCAAGGCTGCGAGGTTAGCTGGCCGAATCACAGACCCCATTGAATACCAGAACCAATTACGATACTTCAAGGATACCCAAGTTAATGCCTCTAGATGATGACATTGTAGCCTCCCGTGGTGACCGTCAAGCCCCCAAGCTGAGTGACCTGGATGCTGAATTGGATGGGATGCTGGCTGCAAAGAACAGCCCCCCAGCAGCAGCTACTACACCGCCGGTCCCGGCTGGCCTCCAGGCTCCTCCCCGCAAGGAACCGGGAGTGTGGAATGAAGTAAGCAGGGCAGTGGGTGGAGGTATCCGGGATGCCGCGCAGAACACGCTGGACCTAGCCCATGACCTTGGGTCCTGGACCGGGGAGCACCTCCTGGGCCTCCGTATGGCTACTGGCCCATCCTCCAGAATCAACCTCCCTAAGGTGGCCGAGAACCAGACCACAGTAGGGAAGGTAGGGAGAAGTATTACTCAGTTCATCATCCCCTTCCTGGGCGCTTCCAAGGCCCTCGGGTATGCGGCTCCTGCAATGGGGGCCATCAAGAAGGGACTGGTAGCTGGTGCTGCTACTGATGCAGCCGCCTTCGATCCGCACGAGAAGCGCTTGTCCAACATGGTCATGGAGATGTCTGATAATGACCCCGTGTTTGGCAAGGCTGCTTTCGAGTATCTAGCTGCTAACCCCAACGATACCAATGCAGAAGGCCGGTTCAAGAACGCTCTGGAGGGTGCTGGTATAGGGATGGCCGTAGAGGGCCTCTTTAAGGGCCTACGGGTTATCAAGGCCCACTACGCAGCCAAGGGGCAACAGGCAGATGAGTCCGTAAGGAAAGCTGCTGAGGCCGCTGCCAAGGAAGCTGAGGAAGCCAAGAAGGTAGACGCTCAGAATCAGGTAGAGGCAGATAAGGCTATCAAGGAATACGATGCCAAGGCTGCTGCCAAAGCCATGCCCCTCAGGGACCAGATAGACGCACTCACTGGTGCCAACAAGAAACAAACCCCGGACTACAACAAGAGGCTGGACGTAATAGCAGCCACCCGGACAACCCCTCAGGTTAAGTTGGACCCCCGCCCGAGTCCTTACACAACCACCAATACCAAAGGCCGTGAACCGCTGGTTGCACAGTTTCAAGCAGCACAGAAAGCAGTATCAGATGGAACAGCCCACCGTGCAATCCTGGATTCCGATGGGACCGTAGTGTTCACCAAGGATGCTCCGGGACCCGCAGAAGTAGACCTCGGTACGCGGGTAAAGCTGGTGATGGATACTCCCCCGGCCCAACGCGCTGCTGAGGACCTTGTGGCTCTCCGTGCCTACCGCCAACTACAGGATGCTGCCTTCCCTGGGTTAGCCAAAGCAGGGGATACCGCAACCCCCTCAGGTAAACCAGTATCAACCAGTGATGACATAGCCGCAGCTATCCGGGAGAAAGACCTGGAGATAGCCCGTATGCACAGCGGTAAACAAAACTCTGCCCTCACTGACCCCTCAGTGCTGGCGCAGATGGCTGCTGCCCCTGCTGCTGGTGGAATCGCTGGGGCAGCCTCAGGTGATGAGGATGATGACTTTGCTACCAGACTCACCTTAGGTTTCGGCGCTGCCCTGGCTGTATGGGGTATCAAGGCCCGAGTAGGTAAGAGCAAGGTACTCACCCCGGCTGAGAAGGAAGTTATATCCAACCCGGACCCCGTGGTGAAGTCATTGGCTAGACCCGAGGTGGCTAACATAGCACCGGTTAAGGGACCTGAGGTGTTACCTAAGAAGGCTCCAGTAATCTCCGGTGCCAAGGTTAAGACCATGGTGGATGCAGCAGTGAAGGGGGACTACAGCGGGGTATCACAAACCCTGAAAGAGTCAGACTTCAACCTGGACCGTATTGATACACCTGAGGATGTCAAGCAGTTAGTTGATGGGTTCTCCTCAGTGTTTGAGAAGGAACACACCGCAGCCAAGCATGGCGTACAGTCTTTTGACCAGACCAAAGAACTGGCTGAAGAGTTGGGTTCTGGTACGGAAACCCTCAAGCAAATGTTCCAGGGGACCGATAACCTAGCAGCCCGTGTCCTGGCCCACCGTGCCCTGCTGACTGCATCTGCTGAGAAAGTATCTAGTCTCGCTAAGTTGGCGATGACCGGGGATGCCGATGCAATCCTGGCACTCCGTAAGCACGTAGCCCTCCATGCCTCTATCCAGGCTCAGATGAAGGGAGTACAGACGGAGATAGCCCGTGCCCTTGGTCAATTCCGTATCACGGCCAAGAGTGTGGACCTAGCAGTTAACGAGAGGAACGAACTGATTGAAGCCATGGGAGGCCACAGGTCTAACGTGGAGTTCGCTCAGAAGTTGGCCGATATCAGCGACCCCAAGAAGCTCAATGCAGTGGTCCGGGGTACCGCAATGGCCCGTACCAAGGATGCACTCTTTGAAGGGTGGATCAATGGCCTACTCTCTGGTCCAGCCACCCACGTAGTTAACATGGTGGGTAACTCACTGACCGCAGTGAACTCCGTAGCAGAGCGCCTCACAGCCTCCATGGTTGGCAAGGTACTCCTCACGGGACCCGATGCTATTCCCATGGGTGAAGCCACGGCTCAACTCTTCGGGATGACTGAGGGACTCATGGATGCCGTGCGGATTACCGATGAGGGACTCCAGGCTATCCGCAGGGGTGCCGGTCAAGTAGTCAAAGGTGACCTCAAGGGAGCCAGAGAGACAATAGCCAGTAATGAAGCTGAGTTTGGTGGGATGTGGCAAGCAGCCGGTAAGGATATGCCACAGTTGGACAGTGCTGCCTTCGCTACCAAGGAACTCCGTGGTGACTCCATCACAGCACAGAACTTCGACTTGGACCCCAACTCCATGCTGGGTGCCTTTGCTGATGGCTTAGGTGCTCTGGTAAGGCTCCCTGGCCGTGCCCTCACAACCTCAGATGAACTCTTCAAGACCATCCATTACCGTGGGGAATTGAAGGCCCAGGCGTACCGTATGGCCCGTGCTGAGGGACTGGAGGGGGATGAGTTGTTCAAGCGCATTGGTGCCCTGGTGGAGGACCCCACCCCGGCTCTCCGCGCCCAGGCAATGAATGCAGCCCGTGAGGGCACCTTCACTACCCCACTGGGTTCCAAAGGTGCCTCTCTACAAAACCTCGTACAGAATGTCCCCGGTGCTCGGTACCTGATGCCCTTTGTCCGTACCCCCATCAACCTCATGAAGTTTGTTGGTGTGAGGACCCCCGGGCTTAACATGCTGGCCGAATCAGTCCGCACTGAGTTCAAGGCCGGTGGTGTGCGTAGGGATATCATGGTTGCCAAGACCATGATGGGTGGTTCCCTCTATGCCCTCGGCGGGATGCTTGCTGCTAATGGTGTGATAACCGGAGGTGGCGAGAAGGACCAATCAGCGGAACGGTTAGGAGGCATCCAGCCCTACTCAGTGAAGTTTGGGGATAAGTACTACGCCATAAACCGCTTTGACCCCTTTGGTGCCTTCTTCGGTATTGCTGCTGATATGTCTGATATCTCTGGTCATATTGGGAGCGATGAGTCAGACAATCTGGCTGCAATGGCTACCCTGGCAATCTCTCGTAACCTCGTATCGAAGTCCTACCTGTCCGGCCTAGTTGAGTTCCTCGATACGGTTAACAGCGGGTCCGAACAGAAGTGGGAGAGGTTCGTGCAGAGACAGGCTTCCACCTTCATTCCCTTCTCAGCCGGTTCCAATGCGGTTCGCCGTGAGGTGGACCCTGAGGTGAAGGAGATATGGTCTGTGATTGATGCAGTGAAGGCCAAGATACCTGGGTTCTCCAAGGATGTCCCCCCGCTGGTCAACATCTTCGGCGAGGACGTTCACTACAAGGGTGGCCTGGGTCCCGATATAGCCTCCCCCATCTACACCTCTGAGAAGTCCACAGAGCCAGCAGCCGCTGAGATTGCTAGGTTGAACCTTGACCTCAGGAATCCTCCTCGGACCATCGCTGGAGGTAGTGGTGCCCCCGGTATCGACCTGTCCCCCCAGCAATACCACAGGTACATGAAGTTGATCGGTGGTGGCGATAAGGGAACCAATGGGTTCAAGGCCGATGTCACTAAGCTGGTCCAGTCGGAAGCCTACAAGAGACTCCCTGAGGACCCGGACAACACCAAGTATGTGGAAGCCAAGGAGATGAACATCAAGCTCCTCTTTGAGGCCCACAAGAAACGTGCTCTGGCTCAGCTAATCCAGGGGGACCCGCAGTTGAAGCAAGCCTTTACTCAGAACATCATGAATAAAGGTAACGCACTATCAGGTAAGCCGGTCCTCGGCATACCCCTACAGCAGTAATCCGCAGCAACCCTAAGGCTGGGGGCCTCACTGGTCCCCGCCTTTCCCTATTCCTTCCCCTCTCACTCTTATCCTCTATGGCATACGCAAGAGTCTCCTATACGGGCGATGGCTCGACCAAGATATTCACAGTACCGTTCCCCTACCTAGCAGCCTCCTATGTTGAGGTCCGGGTGGCGGGGTCACTCAAGGCAGTCACTACACACTACACGTGGCTGACCAGTTCCACCATTCAATTCATTACCGCCCCTGCTGTTGGGGAAACGGTATTCATCCTCCGCAATACCCCCAAGGAGTCCCGGCTAGTCAACTACCAGGATGCTGCCATTCTCAAGGAGGAGGACCTTGACCTGGATTCAGACCAAGCATTCCACGTAGTCCAGGAAGGACTGGATGCGATAGTCAACTCCAGGACAGTAAGGATATTCGTAGCGGGAACAGACTACACCCCAGGGGTCACCACCACGTTAGCCATTGGTGACGCTACAGTGGAGGAAGAGTCCCTCACCATTCTGTTTGATGCAGCCGCACAGCAGCACAGTGAGTACTCCATCTCAGGGGGCACCATTACGTTCACCTCCCCGATACCTACTGGTGTCCTACAGGTGGAAGTGGCCTATGCAATCCCCCTGGCTACGGGACTGATTGATGGCTCAGTTACTGCCCCGAAGATTGCTGATGGTTCTTTGACAAACTCTAAGTACGAAGCCCTATCAATCACGCAGGACAAACTGGCCCAGGCAGTGTTCAAGGACCTCACGGCTGTTACTCCCGCTACGGGCGACTACCTAGCACTCTCCGATGTGTCTGATTTAGGGAACAAGAAGAAGTCCCTGGTGAGTGACATCCTGGCCCTCATTCCTTTGGCTACCACAAGTGTGGCTGGAATAAGGACACTAGCCACAAATTCAGAGGCTCTAGCAGCTACGGTGACCGATAAGTTGTTAACGCCGAGTAATCTGAGTTGGTCCCGTTCTTTCTCCGTCAATGGATACCAACAGTTTCCCGGTACTCCCGGACTCATTCTCCAATGGGGGCGCACTTCCAGCTTTGGAGATATAAGTGGTGGCTCAACTTCAGGTACCACTCCGTTCCCCATTGCCTTTCCTAGCGCGGTCCTTGCAACGGTTGTGTGGATTTCGACTAATACCGGCTCCCATCCTGCTGTTACCGTTGTGTGGGACTACGGCTCTACAACACTTAGCACACTGGCATTTAAGTATGCCGAGTATGGGAGTGTTGTTCAGGGTACTTGGTATATTTCTTTCTTAGCCTTGGGGTATTAATCAATATGACCAAATACGCAACATTCGGACCTGATGGAATCCTCAATGGTAGGTACGATTCGGACATCCACACAGTAATACCCGCACAGGCCCTTCCCCTCACAGAGCAACAATTCCAGTACTCCATAGAGCATCCAGAGGGGTACCTTGAGTGGGTGAATGGGAACATCGTATGGACCGTGCCGCTTCCCCCTCAGCTTCCACAGAACCCTGTACCCCAGGTTATCTCCATGAGGCAAGCACGATTGGCACTCTACCAAGGTGGATACCTGGATATGGTGAATACTGTGGTTGCTGCTATACCAGGACCCGAGGGGGATGCAGCCAGAATCACCTGGGAGTTCGCTAGCGATGTCGATAGGAACCACCCCCTAGTGTCCTTCATGGCCTCCTCCCTTCCCCTCACGGATGAGCAAGTGGACAACCTGTTCATCCTGGCGGCAACCCTGTGATGTTTGAGCCTCTCAGTACCCTGGAGGACTGGCTGGACCAACTCCTTCATTCCCTTTGGGGTGCCTCCATGACCTTCCTGTTCTCCATCAATGTCCCGCTGTGGCTGGCTGCATCCCTCACCATGGGCTTCGCTGTGTGCCGTGAGGTTCTCTACCAGCACCCCGGCCAGTGTGGAGCAGGATGCCGTACTGACCTCCTCGGGTGGACCTCGGGGATACTGATAGGAGGAGCCTTATGGTTCTTCCTTCTGTAATCCGCAAAGCCTGGGACTCCTTCAAGAAGTGGTGCAAGAAGTACGAAGCAGTTGTCTCCGTACTCTTTTCCGTTATCCCCGTTATAGGACAATTTGTGGCAAAGACAATAGTTAAACGTATTGCCGCTGGACTCCTGGGCCTCAGTGCCATGGGTCTGGTAGGCATAGCACAGCAGGAGGACTTCCGTGGGAAAGCCTACCTGGATGATGCAGGGGTACCCACGGTGGGCTTTGGGTCCACCAAGGGGGTCAAGATGGGGGACACCATCACCGTTCGTCAAGCCCTCTCCAGGTTGGCCGGTGAGGTCAACGATGAGTACGAGGATGGACTTCACAAGCTGGCCGAGGACATCCCCATGTTCCAGCATGAGTACGATGTCTACCTCCGGGTAACCTATAACATTGGTGTCCATGCCTTCAGCACCTCCACTATGCTCAGGAAGCTCCGTGAGGGTGACTACGCTGGGGCCTGTGCTGGTATCAAGCTGTTCAACAAGGTTACCGTCAACGGACAGAAGGTATTCAACCAGGGCCTAGCCAATCTCCGTGAGGAGCAATACCGGGAGTGCATGAGGGACCCTAATGAGTAAAGACTTCTCCGCAGTATCCGGCGATATCACAGCCGAAGCCATCACCAGTCCCTCATGGTTACTCCGTAGTCGCACCAGTGACATCTCCCTAACAGCCCCCTTTGATGGGGTCTGCACCTTGGTCCAGGTAAGCGACACCGAGTGTGAGGTTCGCGGCTACATCTCCCACGATGGAATCACAGGAGAGGACCGCCGTGCCCTCCAGTCCATAGCCAAGCAGTTGGGGTTCCGCAGGGTTAGGTATGAACGGTTAGATGCTTGTGGAAACCTCCGCATTTCCCACTCAACTGAGGTATCAGAAAGTGCTTGATATAACCAATTTCATTCCACAAGTTGCCGCAGCAAAAACTGCTCTCGTTGTGGTGACCGTGGCTGCATTATTTTCGGGTGGCTTATACATAGGGTACCAATGGGGGTCAAAAGCGCTCCCTGAGGCTGTGGTGAAGCAGGAGAGGCATTTCACTAAAACACTACAGGAAAGGTGGCAGATAACTAGCGATTCTGTGCCTATTTACCTAGATCGTGTCCAGAAAGTCAAAGGTGACACCCAACTTCTACTCACACAGGTTCCCGTTTATGTTCCCAAGAATACTTGCACTCTGCCTCCTTCTGTCCGCGTGTTCCACGACGCTGCCACCCAAGGACACCTACCTGTTACCGAACAAGGTAATGCTGGAGCAGCCGAAGCCCCTCAAGACACTCCCCGGTAACGGAGAGGTGACCCCTCAGGTTCTCATGGCTACCGTAGTGGAGAACTACGGTATCTGCCGGGAGAACTCAGTAGCCCACGATGCGTTAATCCAGTGGGTCCTAAAGCAATCCAAGGTTAACTAAGAGAAAGGAACCCGATGCCCACCATAACACAACAACAAATACTTGATAGGATACAAGCCAACCCCTACGTTACCCAAGCTGGTGGGGAGGTTCCCGACAACTTAATGGCCGCTGCTGTTGAACACTACCAAGTGAGACAGGCTATTGGGGATGCGGGATTACCCTCAATTCATCCTTACTACTTCTTCCATGGGTACGCCGGTAATCAAATAGCAGGGGACTCCTTCTTCCTTGATATGGCTGCTGGAAACCATGGAGTCCGAGGTGCGAACCTAAGCGATGCGGAAGCATTTACCAATGGGGGATACATCACAACCAAGGCACCAGCCAACCCCTACGATACCTGCATCCGGCTTCCAAGTCTGAACTACGATTATGCCATTGGGGAAAAACTATTCATCTGGTGGCTGGGCAAAATCACACCTGAAGCAAATGAAAGGGTGTTCCTTGGTGATGGGTACAGCACTCCTATCGGTCAGCGGGGGATACAAATTCGATGCAATCAGTCCGGCAAGCTAACCTTTGCGCTATATGGTGCGGCTGGTAAGGCAGGTGCTCTGAGTGCTGGAGTTCCTTTTGATGGGACACTCCATTCAGCCTGTATCTTTATAGATGGTGCTGCTAAAAGCTACGGCTACTGGATTGATGGAGCGATGGATTCCAGCTTTGGTGGATCAATGGCCGTGCTGGATACAGTTGCCTATGACACCAAAAGCAGCAACACCTTCAACCTCGGTGCAGCATCCCCAGCACCAGGAAGTGCAACCGCGCCTCAGAGTGGAATAGCTACGCAGACAAGGGCTTTAGCTATTGTTCGCCTTCCGGCTACATATACTTCCCCGAGTGTCTCAGCTATTACGAATGCCTGTAAAACTCTCCGTGCCAATCCGGGGAAGATGTTACTAGCGAGTGCGCTATGAGCCTTGTTGCGTCTTATCCTTTTACCGACTTCTCCCTGATTCAAGGTGTATCAGGTAACGGCCAAAATGTGGCCGGAGCATCATATCCGCATGGGATACCGGGGGTTCTCACTATAGAGAATGGGGTGATGAAAGCCTTTCTATCTGATTACCATGCCATTACCACATCCGGCCATCGTAGTGAAATCTACCTTACCCCCGATACCTTAGGAGAGAACTGGTACACCTGGGAGTTTATGCTCCCTTCCGTTTACTGGTCTGACTTCACGGGGTCTATGACTATTGGGCAGATGCACGATACAAACGATGTGGAGGATGCTCCAAGACAGCCCAACTTCATGCTTCAGGTAATGGATGGCGTACTTTACGCAGTCCTCCCTCGCGTGACATTACCCACGGAAAATACCGCCTATTATCGTTACCCTGCCACAAATATGGTGTTCGATAGATGGTACTCCGTCTGCATACGCTTTAACTGGCAGATTACCACAGCAGGATTCCGGGAAGTGTTTGTAGATCGTGTCCCCGTTTTCCGGCATTGGGGAACTCCCACAGCCTACGATGATGTGATTCAGCCATACTTCAAGTTAGGGATGTACAACACAAGCGGCGGTAACTCCGGTGATAAGGTAGCGTACTTCAGGAATCTCACCAGATGGACAGGCAATGATGGATATCAGGCCGTGATGGGGGGTGTACCTCTAACTCCTCCTTCCCTTTCTCAGACTTAAATCTAAACGGAATAGTAATGACAAGTAAAGTACCAGACACACTCCTAGTAAGTGGTGGAGGTGGGGGAGGAGGTGGGGGTGGTGGGCTGGTTCCTGCCAATAACCTGTCTGACCTCACCAGTGCATCAACAGCAAGAAATAACCTCGGGTTGGGAACACTGGCTACCCAAAGTGGAACCTTCAGCGGAACCCACTCGGGTTCCTCCAGTGGAACAAATACAGGGGACCAGGACCTCTCGGGGTATCTCCCCAAATCAGGTAACCTAGCTGGCCTAGCCAACACAACCACGGCACGGAGTAACCTGGGCCTGGGCACTCTGGCAACACAGAATGGAACCTTTAGTGGAACCTCCAGCGGCACCAATACGGGTGACCAAGTAATCAGTGATGCCACCATAAGCACCTCTGACATTACCACCAATAACGCCTCCACGAGTAAGCACGGATTCCTTCCGAAGCTCTCCGGCTCATCCACTCAGTACCTAGATGGGACTGGAACGTGGTCTACCCCGGCTGGGGGTGGAGGTGGTGGAGGTGGTGACATGCTCAAGTCGGATAACCTAGCTGGACTGGCTAATACAGCAACGGCTAGAACCAATCTTGGATTGGGTACGCTGGCTACTCAGAGTGGGACATTCAGCGGAACCTCTAGTGGCACCAACACAGGTGACCAGGATTTATCCGGCTACCTCACCAAGGCCAATAACCTCTCAGGGTTAGCCAGTGCATCAACAGCTCGTACCAACCTCGGCCTGGGGACCATGGCAACCCGCAACGTAACCGTATCCTCCAGTGCCCCTTCAGGTGGCGCAGATGGGGACCTATGGCTTCAGTACACACCGTAAGTCATGCCAACTAGTCAACCATCTTACCCCGCAACAAAGGACACTTCCCACCCTATCTTCACAGGAAGCACAAATCAGATATTAACTTTTGGTGGTGCGGGTGGATGGGTCTATAACTCTGGCAGTGGAATAGGAGCACCGACTGTTGGGGGTACCTCTGCATCTACCACTACTCCTGGTGGTTCGGCCTTAGTGTTCAACGGTACGGACACCTATGTGGATTATGGAACAACCAATATTCCAACAGCGGTATTCACCTTCCTGTGGGGTGGCGTATTTACCACAGTGGATAACTTCAGGGGATTAGTGGATTGCATTTCAGGTGCTAATGGCTGGACTATATTTCAGGTCGCTTCTGATACTCTCTACTTTTCCGTGAATGGTTACGCAGGAGCTACCTCTCTCTCGGGGTGGACACCAGGAACCTTCTTCCATGGAGCGCTTAGGTTCAAGTCCGGTGCTTCAAATGAACATGCGTGGTTTCGTAATGGGACACTGCAATCCTCATCAACCAACAGCATGACAGTGGGTACATCCATTTCATCTCTTCGGGTTGGGTGGCAGAGAGGGGGAGGATATGTAGGGCTTAATGGCCCTCTAGAGTATTGCTACCTTGTAGATACATACCTAAACGATGCAACCATTGCCAGCATTGCCGCAGACCCCTACGCGGTATTCCTTACTGGTGGTGGAGGTGGGACTCCGGGCTACGGCTTTGTCAAAGTATCCGGCTCCTGGAAGAACCTCTCTGGTGTCTACGTTAAGGTATCCGGTGTGTGGAAATCTGGAACATTCCAGCCGAATGTCTCAGGGTCCTGGAAAACATTAGCATGACCACCGTAGTAGCCACCAGGGACGCACTATATGCAGACAGTCAGGCCAGCTTTGGTGATTCATTCTTTGAGAGCAAGAAGCTCTACCGCATAAAGGATTCCATCCTTGGTATCTCAGGGACTTCCACTGCTTCACGGAAATTCCTCAAGTGGTTTGAAACAAGAGACAACTGCCTGGAGTTTAATGAGGATGATTCCTTTACCACTCTGGAACTCTCCCCAAATGGACTTTTTATGTGGGACCACAACCTGACTCCCATTGAAATTCTAAGTCAGCACATGGCAATAGGTTCTGGTCACATGGCCGCACTTGCTGCTCTTCATCTCGGCTCCTCTCCTGAGGTAGCTATCGAAACAGCCTGTAAGTTGGACCCCCACTCCGGTGGCCCCCTTCAGGTCCTCCATCTCACTCCTCCCAATGGCAACCCCATCAACAACTCAGAAAGTCCAGATAGCCCTTCTGGAACAAGAAGTCGCAAACCTAAGAAGTGAAGTAACAGAACTCAAGTCCCTCGTCAAAGAACTGGTAGATGCCTGGAAAGCCGCTACCGGAATGCTCAGGTTCGTCCGTATCCTCGGGTGGACAGCAGCAGCCGTTACCTCCATCTATGCACTATTCAACTCCAAGGTATTCCACTAATGTCTAGAGCAAGTAAACAAGCAATGGACGAACTCCATGTCCAGATAGCCACAGTCCTCAAGCAGTCCATAGAGGAAGTGGCTGGGGCTGAGGACAAGAAGGGCCTAGCTGCCCTCATGAATGTGGCTAGGCAGTTCCTCAAGGATAACGAGGTGACCGCACTGGCTACCCCCGAGTCCCCCCTTAAGGCCCTCACCGAGTCCCTACCGTTCGCTGGCGAAGAATTCGGGGAACCCCCGGTTCACTAATCGCTAGTGTTCAGTTTCCTCAGCTGTTCATGCAACGTGAACTACGGGGACAACTGAACAGACCTGAATACCCCTAGGGCTTCACCACAGGCCCTAGGCTGCATTTTCTCCCCTTTCTGATACTATCCCCTAGGCTCATCCATTTGGATGCACTGTAGGGCTTCCTAGTGAGTCTCCCATTAGTACACCTCAAGACCCCATCAAGGCGGACTTCCGCAACTTCCTGTTCCTCGTTTGGAAACACCTAGACCTCCCCACCCCCACCAAACTCCAGTACGACATCGCTTACTACCTCCAGCACGGTCCCCGGCGAAAAGTCATTGAAGCCTTCCGTGGGGTAGGCAAGTCCTGGATTACAGCAGCCTACGTCCTATGGGTTCTCTACTGTGACCCCAATGAGCGAATCCTTGTAGTGTCTGCCAGCAAGGACAGAGCTACTGCATTTACCGTGTTCATGCGTAGACTCATATCAGAGATGCCTCTGTTGCAACACTTGGTGCCCCACAAGGACCAACGGGACTCCGCATTGGCCTTTGATGTGGGACCAGCCAAGGCCCACCAAGCCCCCTCGGTTCGCTCAGTAGGTATTACCGGCCAGATGACTGGAGGTAGAGCTACCCGTATCGTAGCTGATGACGTAGAGGTACCTAAAAACTCCCTCACCCAGGCCATGAGAGACAAGCTGGGGAATGCTGTGAAGGAGTTTGACGCTGTGCTGGTACCGGATGGTGAGGTTACTTACCTTGGGACCCCTCAGTGTGAGATGAGCCTCTACAATGTGCTCCCGCAGCGTGGATATGAGGTCCGTATCTGGCCTGCTCGGTACCCGCTGCGTGATGAAAACAGCGACTTGTACGGGATTCGCCTAGCTCCCTTCCTCCTAAGGAACCTGATAGACAATCCTGCATTGGCTACTGACTGCTTTGGCAGGGGTGCCCCCACGGAACCCACCAGATTCCACGATAAGGACCTCATAGAGCGCCAACAGTCCTACGGTAGGTCTGGATTCCAGATGCAGTTCATGCTTTCCACCACCCTGAGTGACCAGGACAAGTACCCATTGAAGCTCGGGGACCTCATTGTGCTGGCCCTGAGTGGTGAACTGGCCCCCGTAGCAGTCTCCTGGGGGTCTGGACCTCAGGAAGTCATCAATGATTTACCCTCGGTGGGCCTGGAAGGTGACCGCTGGCACCGTCCCATCTTCGTATCCCAGGACTTCATCCCCTACCAGGGCACTGTGATGACCATAGACCCCTCTGGTAGGGGTGGAGATGAGTTGTCCTACGCTGTAGTCTCCATGGTAAACGGCTTCCTGTACCTTAGGGACTGCATGGGGTTACGTGGAGGGTACACCGATGAGAACCTCCAGAAGCTAGCGGACATCGCCAAGCACTTCAAGGTCAACCTAGTGAAGCCTGAGAGCAACTTTGGGGATGGGATGTTCACCAAACTCCTCACCCCATTCCTCACCAGGACCTACCCTGTGTCCATAGAGGAGGTATCCCACTCCAAGCAGAAGGAACTCCGTATCATAGACACCCTTGAACCTATCATGCAGCAGCACAAGCTGATAGTGGATGAGGCCCTAGTGAGGAAAGACCAGGAGAATTACAACAAGTACCCTGAGGACTCCTACCAGAACTACCAGTTGTTCTACCAGCTATCCCGTATCACCAAGGAAAGGGGAGCACTGGCTAAGGATGACAGGGCTGATGTGGTGGCAATGGCTGTGGAGCACTGGACTGAGCAGATGGACCTCGACACAAGGAAGGCCGAAGAGGAGCACAGAGCAGCCTTACTGGACCAGGAATTAGAGGCATTTCAACATCAAGTATTTGGCACTAAACCACAGGCTTTGAATTGGATGAATTAGTCGTGGAGTCATGGGGTTATAGCAATAAATGGTGTCTATAACCCCACTTCCGCAGAAGGGAACAAGATTCCCCTCCAGGGATCAGATAGTTATTACTATAGTAGTAACTATATGTGTACCTAAGGTTAACTATCTGTGTACCTAAGGTTGGCTAAGGTGGGATGGTAGCGCTCTGATTACTCCCTTCCTACACTGTATCCCCCTAACCAAGTTGAACCATGGTAGCAACTACCAGTGCCCCTCCATTGCACTCACGTGCTTAAGCTTACCTTCGATCCCGATGAGGCACCCTTAGGCTGGCTGGAGGTTAGGTCCCGTAGTGGACTAGGAGTGGTAGGATAATAAGAAGATGGAAGGAGGCTGAGAACCTCAAGGTAATGCTCCTGTACCCGGAGTAAAGGGTACCCTGTGGTAGAGTAACAATGAGTGTGAATGCGTAGACTGATACGCGATAAAGGGCGTTTGATGTATGTCCACCATAACCAGCCACATCAAGCCGGAGTTCAGTACCGGCCACACTCACCCCTAACAATGTGGCTCTCAATGTCCCAAGGCTGGCGAGTTGGACTCCAAATCCGACTGTGCGGGGTTCGATTCCCTGGAGGGCTGCCAATGAGTTAACCTGTAGTGTAACGCAGAGCATAGCTGGCAGTGTAGCCAGAGGTTGGCGGTAGAAGTCCGCCACAGGTAGACCCAAATAGTTTTACCACAAATTTATCGAAGGGTACCCTACGTCATGGCGCTGGCGGTTTCCCCCCTGGCCCCCTCTTTGATCTAATGAAGTCCTATCAAAAGACTTGTCTTGATAAGAATCAATCAATAACTACTAGTCTTTAGTCACAATGTTGGTCACATCATTAGATAACTCATTGATTCTCTTAATAGTAAAAGGGATATAGAATCCCTATCATGTTGTATTGAGCAGTAAGCAGTACCGATTAGCACCACCAAGGTAACCCTAAGGGCACCTAGTAAGCAGCAGCAGATACTCACCTATCTCTGTTTCTTACTAGGTGCCCTTTTTGGCTACCTCACCAGTCCACCATTAGCCCACCTCAGGAACATCCATAGAACTCACCAGGAAGCTCCAGGTTGCCCGATCAGTCCTCACCTTATACTAGGGTAGCCAATAGACTCATCCTCCTGTTGTACGCTCTGTAGTCACTATTTGATATTTATTTTCGTTACCCTATTGACAACTGTTACGTTAGTGACTAGGATGTGAGCCGTGCAGTCTTGATTAACAGTAACAACAAGGAGAAACACCATGATTACTACCTTACTGATTGGCTCTGTTCTTGCACTACTAGCAACCCTGGGATTACTAGTTGTATTCCTGGTTATATTTGAGAATGATATGTGCGCCAATGTAGTGGATAGCTGGCTTAGGAAGAGAGAAAGAGAGAAGAGATACGCAAAGCGCACAACCTTGACTGGTGGCTTTTAGTCTGCCTGTATATTCACGATAACGTAACGATTACCTAAAGGAGAAACACCATGAACACGAACCAAATAACCAATAGCGACGATGTGATTGATAGCCGTGATGTGATAGCACGGATAGAGGAACTTAATGAATTGATGCTGATAGGCCCTGATGGGGACCTACCAGGAACCTCTGAGGAAATTGAAGAGTTGAAAGAGGAACTAAAGGTACTGGAAGAATTAGCCCAGGAAGGAGCGGATTATTCATCGGATTGGCAATACGGATCAACTCTCATCCGTGGTAGCTACTTCAAGGAATACGCAATGGAACTAGCAGAGGAGATTGGAGCTATCAACCCTAACGCTACATGGCCTAACAACTGCATTGATTGGGACCGAGCAGAACGGGAACTGAGGATGGACTACTCACCTATCGAGTTCGATGGGGTCACATACTGGATCAGATAGCTTTCTTTTGCCCAAATACTTTCGATAACGTGATAATGATGACTAAAGGAACAATAAAAATGATCGTATTCTTTCGTCGTAGGGGCGAAACCGGACTGGCAACCGTCAAGGTGTTTGCGGATACAGCTAACCAGATTCTCGATTACTTCCTGGAAAACGATGTGGAGTGGTTTCCTGTACCTGGGGTGATTGAAGAGGTTGTGGACTTGAGGGTTAACAATAAAGGAGAAGGGAAATGAGGAAATTACCAGAAACAATGTGCTACTGCATACAGGGATTGGACCAGATTAGTGGTGAAACAGGAAGCTTCGCTTATGACACAGAGAGATACCTAAAGGAGCATAGGTTTTATGCTATCTCGCCTGTGTTTGGGAGTCTGGTGGGATTTTATCCGTGGGCAAAGAGTCGTGGGTATAAATCTAAGCCAAATACCTATGAACTAGTAATGGTAAAGGAGAACTAAAATGTACCATTACGAACAGCACCAACAGGAAACACCAGCGCAACCGTTCGACTTAGACCGGATGTTGGACCAGTTGTTTAACCAGCAGGACGAACAGCAAGGAGAGTAACTAAAATGATTGACGAAACCAAACCTATTCATCCAAGTGTATATGGTCAATATGGAGTCGTAACTAGCCGCATAGAAATGGAGTTCTATACTACCTGGGCAGAACAAAACCCCGACTTATTTGATAAGCGGCTGCGTGATTTCATGGCACATTATTCGGAGGGGTATCGCTTTTCTATTAAAGTCATTACGCCCCATCTTTTGCAAATAGTAGCCGACATAAAGGAGGAAGGCTAGGATGTATACAGTAGAAACCACAAGGTACAGTGCGCTAACCAATACCTCATACACCCACAGGCAATACTTCAGGTGGCTTTGGATGGCGCGGTATGTAGCCTTTGCCAACAACCACTGTCCTGGTATACCCTGTGAATCTAAGGTATTAACTGATATACAGGGGGAAATAACGAAATGATTACTTTGCTAGACTATTGGTCACACAAGAAGATAGCCGAATTTTCAACAGAAGCAGGAGCTAACTACTGGATACAAAGGTACGATATGCAAGTGGTTGCGCGGTTCCCTCGGGGATATCTAGTCGTGAGGGATAAAGAAGCAGTACACTAAATGGCTGTTATCGGCTGCATCTATTCACTATAACGCAACAGTTGTCTTTCTCTTGGACTAAAGTACAATAGCGAATAGATGCTCTTCCTGTATATTCTTTCTTTACCGAGAGAGTATTCAGGAGGGAAGTACCTAAAAACTGCCATCGGTACGGGACATTTCCAGGTCTGGGCAACCAGGACAATAAAAGGAGCATCTAAATGAAACTGTTAGGGCATGAGTTGCACATAACAAGGTACTATCTCTCCACACCTCAGCCAACGAAATGTGGGGTACGTAGGCTCACAAGAAGGGATATTGAAATATATGTAGGTCCGATCTACATAATAATAAGTAGAATTAACCAAAAACAGAACAGACTACAAACTTATTCCGGGAACGACAAACATGAGTACACCACTAAGGATAGTTTCAGATGCGTTAGAAGCCTTCAAGGAGTTTACCGGAGATGGGGATGTGCAGATTCAAACAATCCAAACATTCCTCAAGATTGTCTTAGCAGGGGGTGCCACTGCGAGCTTTGATGATATCTCTAAGAGTACGGGGGTCTCTATTGCTGCTGTCTCTCGAAATGTTAAGAAGCTTGCTAAAGGACCTAGAGAGACTCCTGGGTATGGTCTTGTAGTTGTAGAGTTAGACCCATACGACTCCCGTAGGAGAATCATTACTCTTAGCTCTCGTGGTAAGGACTTGGTTTCCACTATGGAATCCAGAATGTTACCAGGAATGCTGCGGTACCTGTCCAAGACCAGCGAGAAGGTATGATTAAGATTAGAGACAAGGCGGCCGGGGTCTGGTGGTGCGACTTTAGGACTCCTACGGGAGAACGCGTAAGGAAGTCCCTAGGCACCAAGGACAAGAAGGAAGCCAAACAACTTGAGTCACAACTCATGGCACAGGCTGATGAGAAGGCCAAGAAGGGCAGGGGAGGGATAACCCTTAAGGAAGCCTATGCTCATGCCTGGAGGGTTCGTAAGAAGTGGATAGCAGCTAAATCCAGGCACAGCATTGACCTAGTTTATGGATGGGTGGTAGACCGTTTTGGTGAGGATTGCCCACTATCCCGTATTGACGACGAGGCAGTGCTTAAGTATGGGGAAGATATGCTCAAGAAGGGACTTTCTGCCAGCACCATCAATAAACGGCTATCCATGATATCCGTTCTATTTGATGAAGCTAAGGCGAGAGGAAAGTACAGCGGTCATAAGCCTAATACTGACCACTTCCAGGTGTCTAACGGGAGGATGCGGCTAGTAACTCCAGAAGAAGAGGCCACAGCATTACGCATACTCAGGTCCAAGAACACAGACTGGACTAACGCCCTGGCTGACCTTGTTGTTGTCCTTGCGGATACAGGAGCGAGGCTTTCTGAGGCACTGAACATAACCAGCAGTAGAGTGAATGTAGAACAGAGGGCTGTGCTCCTTATGGATACCAAGAATGGAGATAACAGGGTTGTTCCTCTCACGGATAGGGCATTAGAAGTCCTTATTCGTCGCAGTGAGTTGCCTAAGATGTTTCACCCACTCGGTGTGGACTCTTCGGAGCGTATATGGGCTAGGGTGCGGAAACAGATGGGCCTGGAAGATGACACTGAGTTCGTATTACATGCACTAAGACATACATTCGCTTCCACCCTGGCTAACGCTGGAGTGGATGCTTTCCGTATCCAAAAGGTCATGGGCCATAGGTCAATAACAACCACGGAGAGGTACGTGAAGGTATCCACTGCTTCCCTGGATGGGTTAGCAGATATTATGACCGATAGATGTACCCCAAAACGTGCCCAAAAGGCTGAGAAAGAGCCTACTTTGGGTGATGTACTAAGTGGGGAAACCGGATGTGATTCAATAGGTTATACCTTTATGAGGGAAAACTTGAAATCCGTCTGGGCGAACGCCAGGAAAGCGCCATAGACAACTCCGATTGCTCCCAACGTCATCGCCACCGGCGCGAATTGCAGCGCGGCATCGGGGAATAGCGGTACAACGAAGCGCAATAACCCGTAGGCTCCGGTTTTCAGCAGCACCCCCGCAAGAATCACGCTTCCTGCTGTCGGCGCCTCGGTGTGCGCGTCCGGCAGCCAAGTGTGAAATGGCACGACGGGCGCCTTGACTGCGAACGCAATGAAAAAGCCGAGCATGATCCACAGCCCGGTGGAGGGAGACATGGCCGTATTCAACAGCTCGAAATAATCGAATGTC